AACACTTTAACTAAAACGTTTACTTTTAAAATATCCAACGAAGGCTTCACTTACCTGGGATACCAATGCCACCAAGGTCCTTTCGTCTGCAAGGAAAATACTTGTTCCTTACTTACCCCCAATGTAATGACAGTCCCGAGCATGCTGACCTCTCTGTTAGACAAAACCTTGAACATGTTGAATGGTCCATTTGGGGCAGTGAAAAGCACGCCGATGGATCTCCCCACCTTCACGCTCTTATCTGTTTGTCCAAACGGTGCGATATTATCTCATCGACTCGCTTGGACTTGGCTGGATTCCAACATGGCAGTGGCCACGGAGACTATCGCGTTGCTCGGGACCCCAAAGCGGTTCTTGACTACGTCACAAAAGATGGTAGTATTTTCTGCAATGGAACGACGTTGGAAAACGCAAGACTGCAACTCGCCTCTTCAGCTGGTAAGAAACGAACTGCAACTGAAATATTGTTAACTTCCATGAAAGACGGAAAAACTCTATTACAAGCAGCTGAAGAAAATCCTGGAACGCTCACTCATGCCGTTCTGCACCAGGACAAGATCCTTCGTTGGCATACTTCAAGCCTCCTGGCCTCAATGGAGCCTCCTCTCCGATTTGTGTCCGCTGCACCCCCTTTTTTAGGAGGGGGGATTTGGGATTCTGTTATTGCAACTTGGATGATGAACAACATGACTGGTACACGAACATTCGGCAAGAAACAGCTCTGGATCGCTGGACCTACGATGGTTGGCAAAACAACCTTTGCGAACAAACTTGCCGAGATGTTCAGAATCTATTGGGTACCAGACGAAGATTTCTACGACGATTACGTTGACCAGAACTACGACCTCATAGTTTTTGATGAATTCCGTCATCAAAAAACTATTCTCTGGATGAATCGTTTCTGTGATGGGTCTATATGTCCCCTTCGCCAAAAAGGACGACAGACCGTAAAACGAATCAACCACCCAATCATTGTTCTAAGCAATTTCCGCATGCGCGACTGCTACCCCAATGTGGAAGAAGCCCATTTCGATACGCTAAAGCGTCGATTCGAAGAAGTTTGGGTGGAACAACGTATGGAAGTTGGTATTACCAGCGTTCCAAGAAACGCGCCAATCCCTATAACAATTGAATAAACCCAATTGTTCTTTATTAAATATCAACATAGAGGACTCTAACGTAACCCCTTATCTCAGTTTGGGGCGGACTTGGTGCATTTCGACCCGTTACACTCCATGCTATCGAATTTTTTAAAATACTTGAAGAAGCCGACGTATTAGCACCATATTCTACAGGAATTTCAACATCCATTTCAAAACGAAATGGAACACACATGGGTCCGCTAACGCCAGAAAATGAGTTGACAGCCACCCATTCATCAATGAGAACAACAAAACGTTGTTCGTTAGACAAATTAGGTCTCAGGCGTTCACAGATTGCACCTGTAAAGACGTCCGTTCCGGACGCCACAACGCCATTACATTGCCTGTCAACAACCAAAATAAATCGAAGGGGATTAGTACTATAGTCCCCAGCAGCATTAGGAGTTTGTAAAACGTATCCTTCAAACATGATATGTTTGACAAGAATACGATCTCCAACTCTTTCAGAGAAACCCGTACCCGCCGCAATCCCCGGCAGATACGCAATCGAATTAAAGGCATAATTAATACTAGGAGAAGCATTAATATTAGTATCCAAAAATTTCATTTCAGGTCCCCTCAATCTCCTCTCCCATTTCTCCAAAGCTTTCTGAAAATCAAACTTCATATAATGAAAACGAAAGCAAACAGGAACACAAATACATTTATAAACCAAGAAAAACGCACAAGGACAGTTCAGAAAACGGTTAGGCGAATATATCCCACTTATATTCTCTTAATTATTAATTTAATACATAATTATGACGTGGTAGGAGTCCCTCCTCCCTCACGTAAGGGGAAGGTAATACTAGTGTCTTCCCCTTACATAAAGGCTTTTGGCCCTAAAAGATCACCAAAACCCAATTCCAAGTTCCTTCTAGTATTCTTTTTCCTTTTCACTCTTTCTTTCACTACCACTTTCCAAAACGGATTGTCCAAAACTTAAAACTTTATTTTTCTGTATAATTAAATTTGTCTGTTGCAATGGTTCGCCTGTCGGGAATGAAACGACGCTCGAGCGGCGCCAAGAGCGTCACAGTCACCAAAATGGTCACGAAACCAGCTAGCAAGCCTAGCTTCAGTTCTTCTTATATTCCAAGAGCAATTGTACCAGGAATCACACGCCAATCCGGGTTCTATGGACGATTCAATCAATCACCCAATTCTGGCAAACCCGAAGACAAATTCTTCGACACTCTCATTTCTACAGCTTTCGACTCAACAGGAGAAGTAATAGTATCCGGTGGTCAACTGTGTTTAATCCCACAAGGTGTAACCGAATCAACTCGCGTTGGTCGTAAGTGTACAGTCAAATCCATTCAATTACGAGGTGCATACAACGTGAATTCAGCAGCGGCAGCAACAGGAACGTACATGTATCTGGTCCAAGACACGCAGTGTAACGGCGCTGCTGCTGCAGTGACAGACGTACTAACGTCAACAACATTGTCCATAGCTATGATCAACATGGCAAATTCAGGAAGGTTCAGAATCTTGAAACGATTTGTTGCCAACTTCAATCCAGCAGCGGGAGTTGCAGGTACAACAAACGGAGCTTACAAATCATTAGATTGGTTTATGAAATGCAACATCCCTCTTGAATTTAGCAGCACGACCGGTGCTATCACAGAACTGAAATCAAACAATCTTTTCTTGATAGCAGGTTCCGGAAACGGAGTTGACGATTTAGTCACCTTTGATGGTCGATGCAGAATCAAATTCTCAGATGCTTAATAAAATCACAAAGTAATCTTCAATTCTGTGCAAATTATTAACCCTACACAGCAGGTACATTCTAACCGCGCTTCGCTGCGGGGGGTGCCGCGTCACCGCGGCACTAGGGGGGTTCCACCCCCTCAACCCCGGGATATATAACCCAGACCCCTACCCCTGGGACTAACCCTGCGGGGCTGGCAAGCTTCGCTTGAATCGCCTAACTATCCAATTTATGTTTATATTTTATTATATATTATTAACGCTACCACTGCGTGGTGAATGGGCCCCGACACCCATTCCGCTATATTGAAAATTATAGGATAATAGGCCAGCCGCTTTCCCGCCAGAAAAGATCGGCCGACCCAACACGTCTTTTTTAGATCACATTATCTCTCTTTTTTTGCGACATTGATAGGCTTTTTTTCGTGCGAATAAAATTGGTGACGTCACCAAATAAAATATTTTTTACCCTTTTTAAAGAATCGAAAATAAACATTTTCTCCCTCCTCTCCTCTTTCTTTTTCTTTCTTCAATGCAAAGCAACAAATTAATCTTTCCCTACATCCCTCACCTCCTCCATTAACACTTTAACTAAAACGTTTACTTTTAAAATATCCAACGAAGGCTTCACTTACCTGGGATACCAATGCCACCAAGGTCCTTTCGTCTGCAAGGAAAATACTTGTTCCTTACTTACCCCCA